TTGCAATGCAGTCCGGTCACGTTATCAAGCCTTCTAATGGATGGTATAGCCGTGTAGATGGTTCTACAGGTGAAGTTGAAGATAAGAAGTGGCGAGTGAAGGAAACCGATTCAAAAGAGTTCTGGCTACAGATTCTTCAAGATAAGACATTCCCTCAATGGGTCAAGTCTCGTTATCAGGTAGCGCATGGCTCAATGATGAAGAATGAAGATGATGTTGAAGATGTCTATAACTCTCTTGATGAAGGTGACGAATGAACATTGAAAGAGTAATTCTTTCTAGCCTACTAACGAATGAACAGTATGGAAGGAAGGTAATTCCATTCCTTTCGACCGACTACTTTCATACAAAGTCTGAGCAGGCCGTATACAAGCTAATCGAAGACTATCTTGGTAAGTACAATTCCTTTCCATCGAAGGAAGCATTGCTTATTGATTTGTCTTCGAAGCCGCTGAAGCAAGAACTGTACGATCAATGTAAGGATGTGATCACAGAGATCACTGGTCCTAATACGCTAGATAAGTCTCCTGAATGGTTGACAGATACAACTGAGAAGTTCTGCCAGGATAAAGCTATCTACAATGCTATCATGGATTCGATTAAGATCCTTGATGACAATAGTGAGAAGAAGCTATCGAAAGGTTCTATACCTAAGATCCTTCAAGATGCCTTAGGCGTATCTTTTGATAATCACATTGGCCACGACTTCATTGAAGACGCTCCAGACCGTTTTGAATTCTATCATCGTAAAGAGCAAAGGCTTCAGTTTGATCTTGACTTCTTTAACAAGATCACTCAAGGCGGCCTGCCGAACAAGACACTAAACATTGCACTTGCTGGTACGGGTGTTGGTAAGTCGATGTTCATGTGTCACTGTGCAGCAGCTAATCTAAAAGACCATAAGAACGTCTTGTATATTACGCTCGAGCTTGCTGAAGAGAGAGTAGCAGAACGTATCGATGCTAACCTTCTTGATTGTCCTATCAATGAGCTTGTTGATATGCCAAGAGCTACGTATGATAAGCGTATGTCTAGGCTTCGAGAGCAGTCGAATGGTAAGCTGATCATTAAGGAGTATCCAACAGCTAGTGCTGGGTCAGCTAACTTCCGTCACCTTCTTAATGAGCTAAAGATTAAGCGAAACTTTATTCCAGATGTAATCTACATTGACTATCTTAACATATGTCTATCTTCGAGATTGAAGTCTGGCTCTAATGTTAACTCGTATACGATGATCAAAGCTATTGCTGAAGAGCTTCGTGGCCTTGCTGTTGAGTATAACGTTCCTATTGTATCAGCTACACAGACGACACGATCAGGTTATTCTAACTCAGATGTGGGTCTCGAAGATACATCGGAGTCGTTTGGCCTTCCAGCGACTGCAGACTTCATGTTTGCATTGATCTCCTCCGAAGAGCTAGCACAGCAAGGACAGATCATGGTCAAGCAGCTGAAGAACCGTTACTCCGATCCTGATCGATACAAGCGGTTTGTTGTAGGGATCGAAAAGGCAAAGATGCGTCTATTTGATGTTGATGATGCAACAGATGATTTGGTTGATGATGTGCCAATAATGGATAAGACACAGATTGGCGAACGATTGAATGATGAACGTAAGCAACTTTTTGAAGGATTCAGGTAATGGTTAACTACCGAGTAGAAAAAGACGACATACTTACCCAAGCGGTCACAACTATGAGTGAAGGTAGGGCGAAGGGCTTTTCTGTAATTGAAAACGAGAGTGGTCATATTATGAAATCGGGATTATCAAAGGCAGCAGCTCAGGCGCTTTGTCGTAGCCTGAACTTTGGTGGTGGGTTTGATGGAAATACCCCTGCTTTTTTTCTAGAAAAAATTAAAAAAGTTGAATTTACTGATGAAAGTTTTTATAAATAAAAGGTCATGATGCGTGTAAGTGTGGTAAAGACTACGCTAGAGGCAAGTGCTACGGCGACTGGAAATGACGGGGAAGCCGCAAGGCAGGTGGGGTTCCTCCCGTCCACGCATAGAGGGCAGGCTCGAAAGGGTCTGCCCTTTTTTATTATGAGGAGAAGATAATGGCTAATTGGCAGAAGAGAACATCTCGTAAGAATGGTAAGTTTGGTAGAACAACTTACACAACAAATAGCAAAGGTGGATCGACTAGATCGACAAGCACTAAGGTTGGCTCAGGACCTAGATTTACTGAGAGTGTCAAAAACCAAAATGGTAAGACCACCGTTCGCCGCTATAGAACCGAATATAATCCTTCACTTGGACGAATGGTTACAACAAGCACGGTCTACAATACAAAGAAGCCGAAGAAGCCGAAGAAACAAGCCTACAAAAAGGTGAGGAAAGGTTCTTATAAACGTAAGAACCAGAATTATTCCAGCTACGATAGTTCAGCAGATGCTGGTTGTGGCGTCCTTGCACTAGGCATCCTGGCAGTAATGTTCCTCATTGCAATTTTTTGAAAATAGCGGTTGCCTTTTTCTGAAAAACAAGCTATAAGGAATTATAGATTGAAAGAAAGGACCAATATGTACACCTACACCTTCGAAACTTCTGATCCCCTCACCGAAGCTCAACTCGAATGGATTAACAAACAGCTCCATGAATATATCCCCACCGAAAATGACTTCGAAGATATTCCAGAATGGATGACCGTAATTGAACTTCAAAAATAACTGTTGCCTTTTTCATAAAAATGTCCTATAAGGAATTATAAGGTAAAGAAAGAGAGATTGTAATGACTAAGTCCCCTACAATTGGATACTTCGGCGTCAAGATCGTAGAAGAAGCAATCTCTGACTATTTTGCACGTGAGGGTTTATCTGAGGTAGCGCGAGACGAATTAATGGCCCTTGCGCTAAACAATGAAGATGAGTTCTTTCAGATTGTTGAAGATTTTGTAATGAGAAATGAATGTGAATATGATTAGTCCAATTGAAATGTATAATCTAAAGACTATGGATGATGTTGATGCTCTTGAAGGTGATCAAGCAGCATTTACGTACATCTATGAATACTACCTTCCTGAGATGCCATATGGCACTGCGAAAGCAAGGGATGGGGATCCGTATGAGTGGATTTATCAACAGTTAGAAAAAGAGTTAGCCTAGTTGCCTTTATTCCTCAGCTAGGTTATAACTGGAGTATGGGTAGGATCACGAGTGACTTTTCGTAAATTGCTAGTGATTGCTTTGTGAGTCGATCCTACCTATACTCTTTTTTTGTGGAGATTATATTATGTATCAGCGTTCTGCTAAAATGTCTAAGCCGGTTGGCGATGGGTCTATTAGTCCTATGTTGCTTACACAGTTTGTTAAGGAATGTAAGAACCAGCTTGAGTCTGCCGGTTATGATGATTGTGCTTTCTACTTTGAGCAGATTGAAGATGCTCTTCGTGAAGGTAAGAGTCTAACTACAGACCCTCGAAAGGTGTCTTCTATTCTTGGTCTGTGAAGAAGGTTGGGAACAACTATGATGGATTTTGTTCTGCTTGTCATATTTTTGATGACTATCGCCTTCGCGGTATATGGCATCGTAACCAATGACATGACATCCGAAGAACGTGATGAAATGCTAAACGATAAAGAGATGTGGCCATGAGTATGATTCTAGCATGCCTGATCCTCGGTGATTCTATCGCGGTCGGCACAAAAATGTTTGCACCCGAGGAATGCGTCTCGTATTCGAAGGGTGGTTGGAACACTTGGCAATGGAATAAGAAGTGGGGCAATACACCTCTCGAAGCCAAGACTATCGTGATCAGTCTTGGAACAAACGATCATACTGGTGTCAACACACAAAGGGAGTTGACAAAAATTAGAACTCGTATTAAGTCAGGCAATGTAGTATGGATCATGCCTCCTTGCAACGAGAAGTTCTGCAAGCCAGCAGTCAACGAAGCAGTGAAGAGCATTGCTTATAGTTACGGTGATCGTATCATTGCTACGTCTTATGTTCAACCCGATGGTATCCATCCTTCATGGCGTGGATACAAAGATCTTGTAAGGAAAGCAGGTCTGTGACCATGATTGTCCAGAATGCAGTGACTTGTAAAAAGTGTGATGACTTTATCGTGTCGAAGCATCGCCATGACTTCGTTACCTGTTCATGTGGCGCTATCTCGGTAGACGGTGGACAGTCATATCTGCGGCGATCTGGTGATCTTGAACAATGCCTTGATCTTTCATGGGAGATCCCCGATGAGGTCTACAAGGATTGCGCAGATGCTGCCCAGGAAGCAATGGATACGGGACGCAATAAGTTTGGTATTGCCAATGCTGTGATGCGCAAGTTGCGGCAGTCAATGCATATTCGAGCAACAGGTGAACGTTGGGTATATGCTGATGCCCCCGTTCTTGAGGAACTATGGGTTGTAGAACCTGATGGGACTTTTGCTAAGTATAAGAAGATTGCTGAATAATGTCGTGGAATAACGTCATCCCCGCATCTGTGATTAATAAGATCATCGATGACATTCGTAAGGAACCAAAGCAACTTCACTTTGATGAAGATGTGTTCTATACGTGCTTCTATATCAAAGAAGAGTATCTGACTTCGTGCAATGAAGCATTCACGTATGTCAAGGCAACGGGTGGTGGATCCTATGGAACAATCGCAAAGGATGTAGATCATCCAGCGTTTGCTGCTCTTCGCAAGCATCTGTCTGACAATGGGTATATTCAGATTCCTGATTATCCATGCTGGAACGGGGATCGTGTGATCAAACCATTCTATCTCAATGATGTGTTCTTTCGCGAAGGTGAGAAGTTTGTTTGTGGTTCTGCTATGGGTGGGCATCTCAATTTTCTGAAGAAGCACAGCTACAAATATAGAAGTGGAGAGTGGGGATGATGTTTGACGAATGGCTGGATGAACAGGAAGGGTTTAGCGGACCTAGAATGTATCGTCTCATGGATGATATCAATAGCCCAGAGCCAAGTTACAATGATCTAATTCTCAAATGGATGCGTGCTGCCTATAATGTGGGATATGCACACGGCGTTGAAATTGGAGAACACCGGCCACTAAAAGATGCTGGACAACCTTGGTTAAGAACATATGATGGGAAGTTGAAATGAACCTAGAAACTGAGGCATATGAAGGCGAGCTTGCGATGCTTCGCAAGTGTTACTCGCTTGTCAAGCATACAGGACTAGCAGAGAAGATGGGTAACATCTACTTTATATGTGGTGAAGGTGGTGAAAAGGATCAGAACAACCTTCCGAAGCGTATCCATGTCTGCCCAGCATATGGTGTGGACTGGTTTCAGATTTATGAGCGGACTGAGAAAACATTTGGACCCGAGTGGTGATTTTTCAGTTGATTTTTTCGTAGTTATCGTATAAATTATATTATGATGTTGAAAGGGAAAAAGCGATGAAGAAGCATATCGAGCTAGAAAAAGTTGCAGTAGCTAATGTCCTTAGCGAGTTTACTATTTCGGAAATCAAGCGCAACCCAGAAGAGGTCCATATACTGATCTCTCGTGCAAGTCAGCTACTCCTTCAGTCTGCAAAGGTTCGCCGAGCAGCAGCGTGAATATATTCTACCTAGACGAATGTCCTAGGCAATGTGCCGAGTGGATGGTAGATAAGCATGTCGTCAAGATGATCGTCGAGACGGCACAGCTTCTATCAACTGCTCATCGTGTAATGGATGGTCTTGAAGTCAAGGTTGACTACAAGACTGATAAAGGTAAGCTAAGGAGTAAGAATGTTTGGATCCTTCCTGATCATCGCAACGATATCTTTTATAACGCTACTCATCGAAATCACCCGTCCGCGGCGTGGGTTAGAGAGTCGGTCGAAAATTATAACTGGCTGGTTGATCATCTTTTTGCTCTCAGCGACGAGTATACCTATCGTTATGGGAAGCAGCACCTAACTATAAGGAAACTTGGTTATGAAATTCAGTCTCCTCCTCGCAATCTACGCAATTGGGATTGGACTAGCCCTCCTTCTGCAATGGATACAGAGTACATTGTCTCAACCGACCCTATAGAGAATTATCGTAACTATTATAAATATGGTAAAGCAAAACTGCACAGCTGGAAGAAGCGTGAAGTGCCGGCTTGGATTTTATAAATAAACAGTAAGTTAATCCACGTTTAGAGGGAAAATACAATGTCAACAGATAAGTACGTAAATTTCATTTCAAGCCAGGTCAAAAGAGAGCGGACAATGGGATTCCGTGCTTATGATAGCGTTACCGAGCAGGCTGAATCGCTGCAGGAAGCAGCCGCTATGGAAGTACATGGCGACCCTGACGATGATAGCTACAAGCACATCGATAAAATTCATGCGCATATTAAGGCCGCTGGCCATACCATTCATCATGATGATGAAGGCAAGGCTACGAAGGATCCACATGTAACAGCTCACTACGAAAGAGGGGATGATCGTAAGACAGGTAGCCCATCTGGATTCACTATTCACCCTAAAGCACATGGTGATAAGAAGCTAATGACAATGGTTAAGGGCTTCCACAAGAAGTATGGTGAGTAATACTATCTAAAATTATGATAAAGGCCCCGCTTCGGCGGGGTTTTTTGTATCTGTATAAATATGGTAAAGCAAAAACGTATTAAGTTAACCGGCTTCGGCCGGTTTTCTTTTGTCTGATAAATAGATAAAAGGAGTTTGTCTGTGCTGTCGTTTGTTCAATACATTACCGAATCCAATAGGGCCGATCTGTATCACGGTACAGACGTTGATAGTGCTATTAGTATTCTAAAGCAGGGTAAAATTAAACATAGCTCCAATGGACGCACATCTCTCTCAAGAGACCGTAAAGCTGTAGAACAAGGTCACGGTCACGGTGAGGCATACTTTGTGATAAACCACAACACTCTAAGACAGACGCATCAGATTAGACCAACAGACTGGCATATGGGCGGTAATAAATCATTTAACGATAAACATGGTGATGAAGATAGCGCATATCAGTATAGAGATAAGTCGATGAGGCGCTCCGAAGCAGAGGAGTCTGTAAGAGGTCACATTCCTGCAAGGCATATAAAGGAGTTGATCATTCACAGTAGCAGGAAGGGTCATTGGGGCGGGCATCCTGAGACTAAGGATGAGAAAGAAATTAGAATTGAGAACCATCCTTTGTATAAAGGCCTACATTATAAAGATCGTATGAAGCGTCACAACGATCTTATCAAGCATGCAGCTAGGCATGGTATCAAAGTAACGTTTAAGGACTATTGAGATGGCAAGCGATAAAGCGTTTAGGGATGAAGAAAATGCTTTTAAAAAGGTAAAAGCTATACTTAGGGATACAGCAACTGTATTTGAAAAGCCAGCTGGCGCGGGTACAGGCTTTCCTGACTTTGGTTTTACGGTAACCCTACCTCAGGGTAAAGTAGATCTGCACATCGAGTATAAGAACTCGTCTACTGCACAAATGGGTAGCATGCGGGATTGGGTTTTTGATGGTAGAGAGTTTAGTACACCTGATAAAAATAACAATGAAAAAAAAGACCTTCTCTATATTATGAACAATACAGGGGTGGCAATTGCGAATGGTAAAAGATTACTTTCAGATCTGCAAAAATACAGCCACCCCGACATCAAAACTTTATATTCAGGAACTATGACAATTATCAAAGAGAAGATACCAAGAAAAATAGCTCTTCAAAATTTTGCTGATAAAACTAGAGACTATCAGGTTGCCAATATTGCAAACGCTGATCTGGGGAATGGTATAATTAAACATTATAAACAGAAATTTAAAAAATCCATTAACCAAAGTAGAGCAAAGGCCCACATCTTAATAATGATGATTAAAGATGAAATCTGGTATGTCGACACAGCCGGTCCTGTTAACAACGATACCATTAAACAGATTGCGACACTGCTGGGGGCCCGCAATATCAACAAGCTCTCGGGGTTAGTAGCAAACTTAGAATGCAGAATTCAACCAAGGTCGGCGGAATTAACAAAAAGCAAACCCGCTTCGATTGATGTTATGGCTAATTTTCGGTTAAAAGGAAAACCCACAGGGG